TTTAGGAGCGCCGTAGCCAAGCGAGAAAGGCCAGTTCCTATCGCACCAGTCCTGCACCAATTTGACCGAGACGTTTTTGATATACCAATCGACGGCACCGCATCCTGGCTTGTAGAGATGCTCGCTGTTTATGGAACCACCGACAGCATCGTTCACTGCTTTTGGCCGATGGCCACTCGTGATGATGACTGGCTGGTCACCGAACTCTGCTCTGGCTTTTTCGATGAACGTGCAGAGTTCAGTGGCAATGTTGCACTGACCTTGGTTGATGAAACGGCGACGTTCCTCGCCAAGGCATAGCTCGCTGTAGGTGATATGGGGCGTCACCCTAATACTTAGAGGCGATGATGGCGTAAAACGTGGTGGCAGCGGCGGCGGATCTGGTTGCTTGCCAGATTGGCTCCATGTCTTAAACCACTCCTGATCCCTATTAAAGAGATCAGGCACTCGCTTTAATAGCTGCTCCTCTAATTCAACGATGGCCGCCATTTGATGTGGCAACGCCTTGTAGTAGCGGAACAAGTCACTAGGCTTAATGCTGCTCATCGCTTAATTCTGCGCTTTGCAGCCTTCACGGGATCGTAAAGACCCAACACAGCTTTTATTTGGGTGGCGGTTGCTTTGCTGCCAATTTTTTCTTCGATGATGTCGGTGATTACCGCCTGTACCTCAGGCTGGGTGGCGTTGTTGATGAGCATGAAAGGTAATTCCATGTCGAGCTTGGCGAAGATGGCGGGCAGCTCCTTACGGAGTACGCGATCCACAGCCAGCTTCAGCAAGGCGCGACCAATTTCAAGAGAAACGGTGCGGAAGATGTCGTTCATGGTTTTGTGGGGACAAGTAGACCACCGATCCAGCCGGCGGCTGCACCTACCGCAGCATAGACAGCAGATGACTGGGGGTCACAGTTAGATGGGGTGCGGAATCGACACACCGCTAGGTCGATGCCGCCGATTGTGATGCCCGTTGCCAGGAGCGCCACTAGGCAGCGGATTAGGTAGCTGCGTTCTGTGGGCGTGGTAGTCATGTGCGCCTGTTGCGTCCGTCCCAGGTGCCGCTGGCTTCCAGCTTGCTGACACGCTGCTCGACGCCATTTAGGCGGCTAAAGGTTTCTTTGCGCTCGTCTTTTATGTCGGTGTGGAGGATCTGTAGCTGTGTGGCTATGTTCTCAACGCCTGCGGTGAGACGAATAACGGCCTCGCGGGCTTCATCGTTGCGCCGCGAAAAACCCATACTGCCCATCGCGGCCCAGGTGATAGCTGCGCCTGCTACTGCGGCAATAAGTTCAATCATTGCGGCAGTGAGCTACTTGGTGAGTCTACCTACTTTCCTTGGCCACGACTAAGCTTGCGGCCATGGCTGGGCTTGCTGCGGGCGCCGTTGCCTTGTCGGGTGAGCTTGGGCTTACCCGGCTGGTGTTGCAGTGATGCAGTGCCAGTCTTGGATCTTACGGTCATACAGTCGCAGCCCCACCGGCAATGGTGACATCAACCGACTGCAACCCTAGCTCAGCGTCGATGGTGCCATCAGATCCAAGCGTCACAGTCACGTTGACGTAGCCGATGCTGAAGTGTTCTTCCTCTGGTGCTGCGATATAGCGCCAGCGGGTGTTGGTTGGCACCACGTTGCCGGTGAAGGTATGACCCTTCCATACAATTGCAGGCAGCTGGAAGCTGCGGTAACCGCCACCCTGGCTCTGGAAGTGCTGGCGGATCAGCGCCGCTTCTGCGTCGGTGAGTGCGGTGTAACCGAGTGTCAGCTGGTAGTTCTGCGGCGTGGTGCTGTGCATGAAGCGCACGATGCCAGCACTGATGCTGGGCTCTTCCGTCAGCGGGAATAGCCCAAAGTCGTAGGCCCTGGTGGCAGGCTCCAGCTCAGGGAATGTTGCCATTAATTTTGCAGCGATATAACGCTACTTGAGACTGAGAAAGTTCCTGAGGTTGAGCTGACATCGCTGCCAAAATCGACGTAGCAAACCAGCGCATCAGCGCTGCTGGCGCCTCCCAAGGATTTGTAAATAACCAGCGCCCGTGCGGTGATGGTGCTAGTCGCCCAAGACACTGCCGCGAACGAAAGCGTTACCTTGTCGTTAGCGGTGTCTTTGGTCACCGTGCAAACCGACGCAACTCCCCCAGCGGTATAACCCGTGCCAGAGACTTCATTGGTCACGTCGTCGCGCTTGTCATGCGTGTCCTTGTTTGGCGTGTAGGCGCTGGTCACCAGCATCGCCTTAAAGGTATTGGTATCGAAGTCAATGTTGTTGCGCGCCATGTCGTCAATGGCTGAGTTGTAGATCAGGGATGCCATGGGGTGATATGCGCTGGGGTAAGTCTAAACAGGGACGCGGCGGAAGGCGCGGACACTTTGAGTTACGGTTTTATTAACTCCGCCTAAGGCGCCATTGCTAAATGTTAAGTTAGAACCTCCTGTGGCGGAAAACTCATTGGAAGTCCAGTGAGCATTAGTAGTAAAACGCTCAGCGCCGGTAGAATTAAACGCCGAAACTAGAGTCATGGCAGGGCTGCCGGATGTGTAGTTTGCAGCCCGCGCTGGCACTGAATAGCTATTGATGCCCGTGCTAGTATCGTTATTAGCGGTGCTTGGCTTAAGATTAGCGTAAGCGATGGCTAATTCAAATCGGGCCGGCATGTACCAATCCGTATAACCTCCGATGCTAAGGTCCGTGCAAAATTGCACCGCTGGATGCAAAGCGATTCCTGCTGTAATTATTGCATCAGTGTTTGCGCGCCCGTCAAAAAGACTAGTGGTCCCGGCGGTGGTGGTAGTGCTAGTCTTCCACTGTCTCAACGTAGTAATTGTATAGCTGGTTCCAGATGCGCCAGTTGCCGCTGGCGCCACTATCAGTGCATGAGTAGCAACGCCATTTGCTGTGTGGCTGATGTACCCGGCAAAAAAGCCGCCTAGGAATGGGTCACCGATGTTCGGCACTTCTGTAGGGCCAAACGGCCAGTTACCAGCGCGCTTGGCTACACTTTGCTCATTCGGCAACCATAGGCCAGTAGCAGCTAATGCTCCGCTTGTAAGGCGGCGCTCTTTGCCAAGTAGCCCTCCATTAAATCCCAACATCAGCTGATCTCCTCGTAACCGATGACTAGCTCAAGGTCGCTGGCGGCACTGGCTTGGGCTTGAAGGCTGTCACCTTCTTCTAGATAAATGTATGCCTCCCTAGATATTAGTACCTGAGTAGCTTTGGCGGGGACGGCAATTAGGTATGCAAGATCAAAGCTAGTTGTGCCGTCGTTGTAGACCAGGGTAACGTCAGCAGAAGCTGCCCCATCCACGTTGGCACAGTAGACCGAGTTGATCTTGAAGACTTTGCCGCTAGCCGCTGAGTTTGTCAGCGCAGCAGCTAGTGAAGTCGTCACCGCATAACCGGCTGTCTTGCCGGTAATCGTTGTAGGTGTCTTGAGGTTTGGTGCAGCCATGCTTTAAGACGCCCACCATGAGGGATAAATGTCAGCCTCAAACCCGTAGGTTTGGATAACCCAGTCTAAGTAGTAATCTCCCACATCGCCACCATCAGCGCCACCAGCCGTAAAGGAGATTGACACCGTAAGATCAAGTCCAGCGCTGCTGTTGTCTGCAACTACGCCACCTTGAATGGATGCGGTAACGGTCAGATCAGCGCCTGTGGCGTCGCCAGGTACTGATGCAATGCCTGCTGCCAATGTGATCGGCACCGTGAACTCAGCGCCATTCACGTTGGCGCCTTCTGGCGGGATCGTGACCAGCTCAACGCTTACTGTGTAACGCTGAGTGCCGGGGATGTCTTCGACCTGCGGCGCGCTGCCATAGATCCAGCTGTAGCTAGTAGGCGTGAAATATGCCGGCGTGGTCATCCCACTGAGCAGGCTGCTGGGGATGAAGAAACTAAGGAACCGCCCCTGCTGACCGACGTAGTGGCTGCGGATGCTAAGCATTTCCGCCTCAGTAAGCCCCACAAATGTCAGCCGTAGTTGCTGCTCAAGAACGACGTTGCTAGTGCGTACGCGAACTTGCAACCCGTTCAGCGTTGGGATCTCCGAGTGCGGGTGCCGCCCTGGCGTGAAGGTGCGACTGGATGGGGTAAGGGTGGGAAAGATTGCCATGATTACCAGCGCCTGTCAGGGCATTTAGATTGCGGGATGCGAGCCTTGACCTGCATAAAACATCCGCACAATTTACAGCGATGCAGCGTGGCGTCAAAATGTTCACAACTAGCGCAGATGGCTAGGCGTTCGGAGGGGATTGCAGGCATAAGAATGGCAAATGTCATGACACAGGTACATCGCTAGAATTGAGCACTCCTGTAACTACACTAGTTGTAGTTTTTGTTCTTGATATTGGAAAACCAAAAAAAGTGCAACTACCTGGCGTATATGTACCAAGGCTGACGTTTTCGGTTGTACCACTTGCAGACCTAACCGTAACGTATACCTGTACTGCGGGGAAAGATCCGCCACCGCACACGCAATCATGTGACGCAGCGCTGTTTCTGATTCCGCTATATGCTACAAAATCAAAACTAGCGGAAGCAACTGAATTTCCAAATGTAGTGAGAGGCGATTCTACAACAGCACCAGTTGAACACTGTATGCTCTCTCCGTATTCGCCATAGATGTCAAATTGAAATTTTCTTCCAGGGCTTGACAAGGTAGTAAATGTCTCAGTCTTTGGCGGCGACACAATTTCTGGACCGTAACCATCAGGCGATGATGGATCAGGGCATCTGCCTACACCAACAACTGACTTACCAGTAACTTCTCCGCCGACAATATAAGGTGCGGCAACGCCACTGCTTACAACAGTAATTTGCCCTGTAGCATTATCAATCAACCGCCATTCAATGTACGCGTCTGGGCATCCTGGGTCATACGTCAACGTATTGCCGGGAGACGGATCGCCAACGATTTGCGGCTGCGGTCCAGGTGGAACTTCCTGATTGGGCTTATCGTCTTCAGGATTGTCCTCGGCGCCATCACCACCATCACCACCACCACCACCGCCGCCGCCACCACCGCTAACGCCAGGGAAGTCAACTGAAGGCACTTCTGTTACGTCATTATCAAACGAGCCATCGCCTGGGAGATCCCAATCGCCTGGGTCAAGGCTGGTGTCAGCAGGAACGCTGGTATCACTTGATGAGTTGACATCGCAGGTAATGCCGCTTAAGCCAGTCGGCAGCACAAATCCAGCGCCAACTGCTGCATTGACTTCCTGGGCAACCACGCTGGCAAAGTTGGAATCAACCGGGAAGTGCGTCAGCTCTAGGCGCACCTCGCCGCTGATGCTCTTGCCAATCCGATCCACTTCGTAGAGGTAGTCGTGAACGCTGGCAGCACCAGTTGATGGTGTGCGCTCAAGCCTTACGCGCACCAGATCGCCAGCCGCCAGGGTTGGGTTGAACGCATCAGGCTTCACGCCAATCCGCAGCCGATGGGTGATGTGATTGCGCCTTGAAATGATGTAGGTACCAATTTTTACGGCGTGGTTCTCTGATGCGCAGAACGCCGATAGATCGTGTTGCTCAAATGGCCCATCAATAGCAGTGCCGGGGTAGCGCACTTCAGCAGTGCGTATCAACGGGATGCCTAGATCATCCTGCTGCCGCCATAGCACCATCGCCGCAAATGGCTTGCGATCTGCCAGCGATGTGTAATCGATCTCAAAAGTGTCTGGGATGATGTGCTGCTCGGTAAACGTGAACTCCCAGGTCACTGCCGTGGTCTTAATGGTGCCGTTGGCATTGGTAGGCAGCAGCGGTGTTAGCGCTTCCTTGCCATCTACCCTCGCCATTCGCAGCAGGAAATATTGCAGGTTGCGGCCAATCCAGTCGCGCAGGTTGGTTGAAGTGTTGATCGAGCCGTTGAACCAGAAGCCGTTGACGTTGGTGAAGGTCGCTGCTGCTAAGAAACTGCCGGCTGCATCAATTTGTGCATCAGGCACCCGTGAGCTACTGCGCAGCAGGTAGCGCAGCAGGTCAGCTACGTTGTTGCTGGGTCCGGTGACGCCATCAAGCAGCCGTGTGACATAAAGCCCGCCGCGCACAAAGCAATGGACCTGGCGATTCCATTGCGTGATGCCGTTGGGATAGGTGGCCTGGAATGCCAGTGTCGATAGTCCGGTGTAGGTGCCACCAGTGCCGCAATAGGACGGGCACTCTGGCGTGGTGTAACCAGACCTCGGCACGATGAAATTGCCGGGGATGAAGGTGCCAGCGCGCTTGTTGTAGGTCTGGCTGAAGCTGCCAACGCGGCAGCTGCGTTGAAATACATCCCGCACCTGTAGCGAGTCCATTGGGCCCTCACCTAGGACTAGGTGGTAGAAGCCGGTAACTTCATTGGTGACGCTGTTTTGGAACCTGGCTTCAGTGGCAGCCGGGCTAATCAGCACACCACCCACACCGCTAACGCGGCGGGCAAACACAATCGGGATCACCTCACCGATGACGGCGCCACGCTGCGATACATCAAGCGAGTTATTGCCTTGCGCTTCCCGCTCAACCAGCGGGGTGCTTGCCTCGGCAGTTGATGGCGGCAGCCCCATCCCGCCGCCTGGGGTTGGTGGTGTTATAGCCGCAACAGATTGAGCCGCTCTTATAGCCCTTAGGGATCTTCTGTTGATCCGCCTAAGGCGTTGCCTTGTAGCTCTGATGCGGCTCATAACTTACAAGGTGATCCAGTCAGCTTAGAGGTGAACTTACGCGGCGGAACCTGTGCGCCGATTGGCGCCAGGCTGCTGCCTAGCTCCATCTCGATTGAAGTGAAACTGCCGCTGACGCCAACCACTTCGCCTAGGTAGGAAGCGATTAACGTCTGCCCTGCTTGCGGCGTGGAGTTGCCTAGCAGGGTGTCGAACTCGTATAGCTGCAACTCAGCCAATCGCGCCTGATCCAGCGCCTGGAGCGCCACTTCGATGGCGTTGGTGGTAGCAGGCAGCCGCACCGTGATCGAGGACTCTGATTGCACCTCGCCAGCGGTGATGCCATCAGCGTCAAATGGCTGATAAGCCCAGATGTTGCCGTCATAGCCAACGCTGGTGTTGACGTAGTAAGACTGCCACCGCTGATAGGTGATGCTCCCTGAGAAGATGCGGAGGTATTGCGCTTGTGCTCTTGCCATCAGCGAGTACCTACGGCGTAGCGGCCTGCTGATGTGCGCAGGCTCTTGTAGACGCCATCAGCCGTCATCTGCATGGCGCGCTCTAGGTCAGAGAGCGTGACGTACTGCTCGCTGTCCATCTGCATCACTGGGCCCGTGGTGATGCTGATCTGGGCGTTGCCAGTGCTGCCACCAGACGCAGACGCTGAGCCGCCACCGCTGCTCAAGTAGTTAGCAGCAGTTGCCGCCATCTTAGATTCGGGAATAATAAATTCGCGCTCACCGCCCTCGCCCACCATCGCCAGTGTTGGCCGGTCAACGATGCCACCTTCGGCAAATGCTGGGACTTGTATGTAACCGAGATAACCAACGTCGGGGAATGGGGGCGTGGGTAGTCTGTTGTATGCACCGATTACAGAGTTAATGGCGCCGATGGCAGAATTTACATTGTTTAGTATCCCGGTAATGAAGCTACTAAAGAAACCTCTTACTTGACCTAAAACTGTAGACCATGCATTTTGTATTAGATTAGCGGCTGACTGCATTGCATTGGGCAGCGCCTTTATCATTGCGTCCCATAACTTAGCTATCGGTGTCGTTACATTGGTGGAAAAATAAGTTGTAAACGACTTCCAGTTATCTTGCAGCCTTTTAACGGAAAAACCAGATGCTTCGGCTATTTTCTTGTTGGCCGCAGCATTTGATTTGACTACTTCAGCATCTGCCTTAGCCGCTGATGTAGAACGAATGTTATTGGCAGCCTCTACCTTCTGGGTTGTATCCTGCACTGCTGCGGATACCTGCTGCTGCGCGCCTACGCCTTTAAGCACCGATTCACGCCACGCATCCTGGCTTTGCGCTGATGTATAGGCAGCGGTGCCGAATACCTGAACATTTTGTACGGCTGCATTAGTACCAGCTTGCAGTGCTGCCGATGCCTCGCCCATCTTGGTAGATAGGTTGGCGGATATATTTGTCATCGTTTGCGTGCTAGTACGAGCCGCAACCATATTCTGCGTTAATGTATTCGCCTGGCCAGCAGACATGCCGATCTGATCGCTTACTAGCTTTTGATTTAATGCAGTGCCAGCCGTTGCAACTGCTAATTTGTATTGGTTGCCAGCAGCCGCTAACTGATAACCGTTTACGATTTGCTGCGCTGCACCTTGAGCGGCAACTGCTTTGATTACATTATTTTGTGCGGTTAAAGCTTCTCCTAGCGCCTGCCTCTTTTTGTTTTCTTCTTCTACTGATTTTGCCTGCAAGATTTGCAGCTGACCTTCGGCTATGATTTCATATCCCTTTAGTACAGCGGCTTGCTGCTGTAACTTGATCTTTTCATTCTCAATGAAGATAGCTGCCTTAGCTGATTGATATTGAAGCGCAGCTGCATTTACTTCATTCTGGA